CGGTCGTGGATTGTGGTATGGACACTGTACATCATAGAAATCTCTACATCATTCTTGTAGGTAAATCCAACATTTTGAACAGATACCAAGCCATCCGCACGAGGAGGTTCTTGGTTGCTAACAGTATAGGGATTTGTAAAGTGCTCGGCAATATAATCGTCCGTTACATCTACATTGCCTAGCGTATGTAGATAGGCAATGGTTACGATAGCGGCATCTGAAAGTGTAGTATTCGTAAAAGTAGCGATTGGGTGCCCATCATCGGCACCGTAAATCAGAGTCGTAAATACCGACATTTATAGTAAAAAACAGTAATATTTGTTTAAATCTATGATGAGCACATTAGACACTCCTTCTCTTCCTTAGCTGAAAGCTCTTTGACCGGTGCTAACTCAGGTGCTGCCGCTACCGCTGCCGCCGGCTCAACGGTAAACTTCTGTGCCGACGCCACCGCCCGTGTACGCAGATAGTAAATGCCGGTCTTGAGTCCCTTACGCCACGTGTAGAAATGCATTGACGACAGCTTGCGGAAATCAGGGTCGCCCAAGAACAGATTGAGTGACTGGGACTGGCAGATGTACGGTCCGCGGTCTGCCGCCATATCAATCAATGTCTTTTGTTTGATTTCCCAGACGGTCTTAAACACATTTTGGATATCTTCGGGTACACCGTCTACGCCAGTGACGGAGCCGTTATTGCGAATGATGGCATCCTTCATTTCAGTTGACCAGAGACCGCGGGCGAGCAGCGCCTTGACAAGGTGCTTGTTGAGTACGATGAATTCACCGGCAAGGGTACGACGCGTGAAGATATGCGTCGCATAGGGCTCGATACATTCGCAGTTGCCGAGGATTTGACTCGTGGAGGCGGTTGGCATTGGAGCAATAAGTAGGGAGTTTCGCATACCAATGCGGCGCACAGTGTTGATAAGCCCATCCCAGTCCAGACCCTCATCTTGAATTGGGTTAATATTCCATAGATCGGGCTGTAACTTACCCTTCCACGCGGGGGAACCGACAAACGTCTCATAGCGTCCCTCCGCTCCAGCCAGGTCACACGATGATTCTACGGCTGCGTAGTACATATGGGCGAAGATACGCTTATTCAACGTCGCAGCCTCAGGGGATTCCCACGCCAGTCCGAGCATTGCAAAGACGTCCGCCAATCCCTGAACACCGAGACCCACGGGGCGGTGACGCTTATTGGAGCGTTCCGCTTCGGGAATCGGATAGAAGTTGATATCAATGACACGATTGAGGTTCTTAATCACAACGCCAACCACTGACCTAAATTGTTTGAAATCAAAGGTGCCGTCCTTCACAAAGGCGGGCAGACTCATAGAGGCAAGGTTACAGACCGCCGTCTCGTCCTTTGATGAGTATTCAAGAATCTCCGTACACAGATTGGACGACTTGATAACGCCAAGGTTCTGCTGGTTGGACTTGAGATTCGCCGCATCCTTGTACAGGAGATAAGGCGTGCCGGTCTCAATCTGCGACTCCAGAATGGTGAACCATAGCTTCTGTGCCTTCACCGTCTTGCGTCCGCGTCCCTCCGCCTCATAACGCTCGTACAACGCCTTGAACTCCTCGCCGACAACATCCGCCAAACCAGGTGCCTCATTGGGACAGAAGAGTGTCCAGTCGCCGCCAGCATCTACACGCTCCATAAACAGGTCAGGAACCCATAGAGCGTAGAAGAGGTCACGGGCACGCTCCTCCTCGCTTCCAGTGTTACGCTTCATCATCAGGAAGTCTTCAACATCGGCGTGCCAGGGCTCAAGGTACATTGCAAAGGAGCCGTTACGCTTGCCGCCACCCTGGTCCACGTAGCGTGCCGTATTATTGAATACGCGGAGCATTGGAACAATGCCGTTGCTAATGCCGCCGGTGCCCTTAATCAAAGACCCCGTTGCACGAATGTTGGAGATGTGGAGACCAATTCCGCCGCCGTACTGGCTAATAAGTGCACAGTCCTGTAGCGTATCGTAGATTCCACGAATGGAGTCATCCTTCATTGCCAGTAGGAAACAGGAGGAGAGCTGGGGACGCTTGGTACCGGAATTGAACAGCGTTGGCGTAGCGTGGGTATAGAACTTTTGGGACATCAGGTCGTAAGTCTCAAACGCCCGCTTCAAGTCCGTGCTCCATAGACCAAGGGCTACACGCATCCATAGATGCTGCGGACGCTCTACAACACGACGGTTCGTATCACGGAGCAGATAGGCACGCTCTAGCGTCTTGAGTCCGAAGTAATCAAGCATAAAGTCGCGCTCGTAGTGAATATGCGACTCAATCAAGTCCGCGTTCATCTTGACGAGTGTAACAAACGCAGGGTCTAGAAGGGACGCTGGCTCGCCCTTCTTGTCGCAAACGGCATCTAGTACTTCTACGACAGCAAGCATAGTAGCGGGTGTATTCTTTTGGTGATTGCTGATAGCAACCTGGCTGGCAAGGTCGGCATAGTCGGGATGAATGGTGGACCAGGAGTAGGCGAGGCTTGCTGTAATATTGTCGAGTTCGGTGGTCGTAATACCATCTACAATACGCGCAAGTACGCCCTGTGCAACCTTGGTAGGGTTGACGGTCAAACCCACCGCTGCTTTCGTAATACGCTCCTGTACCTTCTCAAATGCTACATCCTCTTTGTGTCCGTCGCGCTTCACAACTTGCATGTTCTGTTCCATTGTTGCGAAATGTGTGAGCCGATTTCGGACGCATCAAACAACTCAATTTTTTACCGCAACCCTAAACAAGATGGTGGCTACAGGTTGGCTTGTATTTTCATTCATTGTTTTTGGCGTAGCTCTTGTAGGGCTGTCAAATATCAATAAATTTCGACTACACGAAGGCTTTCAGGAGGCGGAGGATCTAAGCAATAATCGTTTCTGGTTCAAGGACTGGAAAGAGGCTACGTTTAAAGGCGAAGTGCCGGTAGGAGCATCGGAGCCTGACCAGCTTTCGCCAGGTGACGCTTTCTCCGTTTCTACCGAAAAACTCTTAGCACCGCACATTCAACCGCTAGGCGTATTGGAAGCAGAGGCGGGCTGGGATAAGACCACGTCGCAGGTATGTTACCAGAACGATGCCGGCGAAGTGCTCAAGAAGACCCGGAATTACTTACAACGCACAAATAACTATCCCCGAAAGTATCCCGATTCCTGCTCAGCACCGTTCCACGAGTTTATAGGTACGTTCTATGCTCCCGCAATGGGGGGAATAGGACAGACACCGGCGGCGGGCACGAACTATCCTCGCCGAACTCAATGTGCTAAGTAACTTTATAAAATTCACTGAGTTCTTCAAGTGACTTGCGGTGTGCTACTATATCATTTCCATCATCATCATTAATTTCATTAATTCTATATTTCAAATTCGTAAGTTTATTAACTATGTTATACATTCCTGTTACACCAAGTTTACTAGCAATATCTCCATTGTATTTTGTAAATACTTCAGGACTAAATTCCCACTTCTCAAATCGTATTTGGCGAATAGTATGTTTTGTAAAATCAATCATATCTATGATTTCAGTATCAAACCCTTCCGTGTCTATTTGTAAATAATCAATATCAGTTATATCCAACATAGAGCAAAGAGTATCAAAACAAATACTGTTTGCTGTAATTTTTATCATATCAGATTTATCACCCCAATCGTTCATTGGTAAAAGTGAAAATTGTGCATCTGTATACACAACACCGTTATCAGATAATGATCCATATTCTTTGTTTTTGGCACCAATATATAAATCAACAAGTGTATTATCTTCGTAATAGATCGCTCGGTTCAAAATAGTAACATTGGGAACGCCTTCGTAGTTTTTACGAATTGTTTCGTAAAGATTCGGATTCGGTTCTACTAAAACAACTCGATGTGGCTTATGTTTGAGGACAAGTTTGCGAAATTTGTCATTACCATTATTTGTGCCAATTTGTATAAAAATGCTCATTTCTTATACAAATGTTAAATGTCTTTAGACTTGTCAATTATTAGGATTAGTCGGAATCCACACCAAGCCATCCGCCATCGGCAGCCACAACCACCGCCGTTTTGTCCGAATCAGAATCCGATTCCGATAGAAACATCGCCTTCTCGCCGTAGCGACCGTCCAAACGTGCCGCCTCCACTTCGTGCCAAAACTCTTCATACGCCGGTTGCCCCACTTCTGCCCACCAACGGCGGTTACGTGGAACCGTCTTCGTGAAGTAGTCATAGACGTACCACACCGTCTCTTCCAGCACCACCAACCCATCTATATTGTTCGGAACCCAGGCACAGCATTCAGCAAATCCAGCCGTGCTAGAGGGAAACAGCGGACTATAGCGGTATTCGTACGATTCAAGGTCGTACTTATCTTCCATTACGGTCCCCGTTTCCCGCTCAACCGCAACCTTTACAGGCGGCTTAGCAACAACCATGATTTTGCCCATCCACGGATTCTTTGCCGAAACCGCGGCAGAATATTTCGCATCTTTAAGCATCATAGACGTAAACCGCATCTCAATGTAGTCCACGGCATTCACATCGCATACCTCCGCTTGAAGCTGCATTTGGCAGTAATAGTCAGGTGGAATAATACCATTGAGCTCACGGGTGATGGGCGACTTGATTTCAACAAGCCGTCCGCACCGGGGTCCGCTGG